AGGAGGACGAGGATGAAGATGAGGACAACGATAAAGACATGGATAGTCACAGCAGTAGCAGTAGTTCTGATACACAAATTCAGGTCTTCATCAAAGATTTCCCTGTACAGCTTATTTGTATGGAAAAATGCGATGGAACATTAGATCAACTCTTAGTAGAAGAAGAAATCAAAGAACATGAAATTAATAGTGCTTTGTCTCAAATTATATTTTCATTGTTAGCATTTCAAAAGAGCTTCGATTTTACACATAATGACTTACATACAAATAATATTGTTTATGTAAAAACAGATGCGAAGTTTATTGTATATACCTATCAAAATATAAAATATTATGTTCCCACATATGGACGATTATTTAAAATGATTGATTTTGGACGCGCTATTTTTAAATTTCAAGACAAATTGTTTTGTAGTGATAGTTTTGCAGAAGGCGGAGATGCACATACACAATATAATTTCCCTCCTTATTGGAATCCTGCAAAACCGGCTATTCATCCAAACCCAAGTTTTGACCTTTGTCGATTAGGCTGTTCCATGTTTGATTTTGTTTTTGAAGAAGATGAAGATGCGACGGATACATGGAATATGAATCGATTGCAAAAAACGGTTTTACGATGGTGTATCGATGATATGGGCAAAAATATTCTATACAAGAAAAATGGCGATGAACGATATCCGAATTTTAAGTTATACAAAATGATCGCTCGATACGTTCATAATCATACACCTGAAAAAGAATTGCAAGAATCCATGATACAAAAATATACGAAAAAACCGAAGAAATTCTCTGATGCAATTTGGGTTTCCATCGATGCATTACCTGTATATTGGGTGTAAAATGTGTAGTTTCTCATGTAATAAAAATCATTCGAAATATTGTTATTACATATATTAGTTATAAAACCACGATCGTGATCGTTTTACTCATCCGCTTTTCCATCTTCCAGCTCTTCTACAATGGTTTCCGGTTGAAACGGTTTACGGGTTAAGATTGGATCCCCGCCATCTTTTGCGATTTCACGGCTCTCGAAATCAACCGTTTCTTTGACACCAATCAAGTTTCCATCTGCATCCATGGTTTGTGTCAATTTGTTGCCTGTACGTTTGGCTTCTTCAATATTCTTTTCAATGGCCTTACGTTTACTCTCATACAAACGTTTCTCAAATTCTTCTTTTGCCTTCATCTCGTTCTTGAGTTTTTCATGGTGTAATTGATTCAACTCTTCTTCCATAAATTCAATACGTCCAGTCTTGTATGCATCTGGATCTAATGGGGTCCAAACGAAATTACGTCCTACAAAAATATCATGATTAGGATCACGGTCACGAATTTGTTTTGCGAATTTCTCCGCCTCTTCTGAGCTACCGAAATTTCCACGATTGATAAATCCACGTACAGAGGTTTGGAAATTATGCTTCTTTTGGAATTCTTCGGTCAATCGAACTTCGTTTTTGTCCATGAAATGATTGAAATCACCTGTCACATCTTCACGTTTCAATACATTTTCTTCTTCTGTCACAAACTCAACAAAATCACCCATCAACTTTTCTGGATCAATATTGTATTTATGGGAAACAAATTGCATGTAATCCGAAAACATATTTAGGGCTTTTGCATATTGCCATTGTTTGACAAATTTTTCGAACATGAAAATGTCCTTTTGCTTAATAATCTTTTCCGGGGAAACGAAACTATAACAACCATATTGTTGGTTGGCAATCGGTGGATCTTCTGACAACAAGTCCACGTATTTCGCATTCATTTTCCCGTCTTTGGTCATTTTCTGTTCGAAGGTTTTCGTAGGGGTAGTCATCTTTAGACATTTTTGAGATTTCGATTTAAGTTGTTTTCCTCGAATATTTTTTTTGTAGTTTATATATATAATTATCAAAAATGACCGACATGTTTGACTTTAGCGAATTTGTAAAGAGAGCCATCAAATATCTTGTTGAAGGTATCATGGTTGCCATTGCTGCCTTTGTTATCCCCAAACAAAAGCTTAATATTGAGGAAGTTGTCATCATTGCTTTAGCAGCGGCTGCTACATTCAGTGTTCTTGATGTATTTGTTCCTTCTATGGCATCAAGTGCTCGTGGTGGTGCTGGTTTCGGTATTGGTGCTAACCTTGTTCAGTTCCCTGCTGCCATGTATGGTCGATAAGCGATAAGCCATCGTCTAACAGACAAAAATAAATTAGCAAAATAACTCTGTGAATAATACTTTTCTTTTATGGAAATTATTATTTTTGTGGTGATGGTTGTGGTGATGGTTGTGGTGATTTGTGGTTGTTTTTACACAGTGGGAAAATATTCCCAATCCAAATGATCACAGACCTTTTTCCAAATCATGTCTTGTTCCAATTGTTTGATCCGATCTTTCATCATAGGGATAAAAGGCAAATATTGCGTTTGATCTAATAACACACATAATTGACACAAGATATATGTATAATTGAAAAAATTCGTTCGATTAATTGGACAGTAAATCGCCCATGGTTGCTGAATTTCAATAAACAACACACATAATGTCTCAATCAATTCTTCGTCCATGATTGGTGGTTTGATACCCAAAATAGAATTGATATATTGAATGTGTTCGAAATATTTGTTGTATCCCAATATACTCAAAATATTACGCATTTCTGTGTAATTCATTTCCGATATGTTTTTCCGTTCTTTCTTAATACGGTTTTTTACTGCAATCAATACATCTTCTGGAATACGTGTCGTTTCTTTGGCTTGAAATTGAGACAAAATCTCCTTGAAATGATTTAATCGAATGTATGCAGTATAAGACACTTCATTCGGCATTTCTTTGTTCAATGGCTTTTGATTGTCTACAATATGAATCATGAATTTCCCACATTTGACATTGTTACAAATCAATACGCCTTCTTCTTCCAAAGGAACCAATTCCCCTTGATTACATAATAAACATGTTTCGGAATCGATGACATATTCTTGTAAATGAAGAATATCCCCGTCTACGTTTTTCCAATATTGCTGGTAAATCTGTTTCGATGTTTTGTATTTATCATTGTTTATATCACAACTTTCATCAGTCGTCCCTTTGATTTTGAAAAATTTGTTGATTGTATTTGAATCAATCGTATTGGCACCAGAAGAAATCTTTTGCTTGTCTTCATAATAATTGAACACATATTTAGAATTCTGTAACAAATATTCTTTTTTGCGCTTTTTTAGAGACTTGATCTCACTACGTATTTCCTCTAACTTTTCCTGCCATTCGTAATATTCATCTGAATAAGGTTTTGCCCTTTTGATTTGCTTTTGAATCATTTGTTTGTCTTCTTGTAATTTAGGAATTGTTTCATACTCAATGACGTGGAATATATTCATCATATCCGTGTGTTTTTCATCTATGGTTTTTGTTTGATCTCGCTTTTTTGTATCTTTTTCCATAAGAGTAGGAGAGCAATATAGAATCGGTTTACATAAATAGCCTCTCGTGTTTTTAATATGTTGTTTTGGAAAACATGTATTGTGAACACCGAATCTCTATTTTTATTCAAGATATTGGATCGTCTTTTTGGTTATTTCTTCTACATATGATGTAGTTATCGAGAAAAATTCATTTTAATTTTTCATGTAGTCATTATGTAGACATTTTTTAATTTATTTGTTCCATTTCAGAAAATTAAAATGTTTAGGCATAATATATTAGAGAAAAATGGCAGGAGCTCTCATGCAAATCGTCGCCTATGGCGCCCAAGACTTGTTCCTTACTGGAACCCCCGAGATCACATACTGGAAGGTGTCTTACCGCAGACACACAAACTTCGCTATGGAGAGTATTGAACAGACTTTCCAGGGACAAGCTGACTTTGGACGACGTGTAAGTGCTGTTATGTCCAGAAACGGTGACCTTGCATACCGTGTATATCTTCAGGTTACACTTCCTGAGATCAACCAAGATGTTAACGGATCCAATTCAAGTGTTTATGCCCGCTGGCTCGACTACATTGGTGAGCAACTCGTTTCTCAAGTTGAGGTTGAGATTGGTGGACAGCGCATCGATCGCCAATATGGTGACTGGATGCACATCTGGAACCAGCTTACCATGTCAAGTGAACAACAAAAGGGTTACTGGAAGATGATCGGACACACAAC